CTTGAGTCCTGGATCGACTCGGGCATTCCAGAGATGGAATCCGGGAGTGGCGCTAACGGGCCAGAAGAATGTGGTGAGATAGGATTCTCGTCCGGCGATTGATCCGATTGGAAGCTCGTCGGTCGACCTGATTCCGGTTGTGCACGGGTCGATAGTGAGTTCCTGTTTGCTATCCACAGTAACTTTATTTGCTGACTGCTTAGTATCAGTAACTGCAAGCGAATGTTTCGCACGAGGTTCAAAGAGCGATTGATGGAGATCATTCGGCGCTGAAAGGCCAAACATCTTTGCCGTGTTAGCAACCGCGTTCGCCCCCATCTCTGTAGCCTTTGCGTAGGGTCCGATAACAGGGACGTTAGATAACGCTCCTGCGACTCGAGCCACATTTGTAGCAGGCCGAGAGATGACATCTTGCTCGTGTTCGTCATTCGATTTCCCTTTGGGTTTACCAGATTCTGCAACAGACGATTGGGGTATCGCCCGTGTAGGAATGGCAAACTTGACATCTTCTGCCCAAGCGAGGACAGTAATATTGAGGGAATCAGTGCTTGCATTAGCATGTTTGAGGTCATTGATCGAAGCGAGAACAATCTCTCCCATATTTCGCCAGTCGTTAGCTCCAACGACCCAGTTGTTTTTGGGCCAGAAAAATGGAAGTTCCATAGAACCACCAGCTGACATAGTAGGATTGATGTAAACATGCATACGTTGTGATCCTCGGATAATATCTTCTTGAACCCACTGGCGTGAAGGTGACGTATTGTCAAGGGGACTGAGGGGTTCATAGGCAGCAATCGCTCGCCCATAGTAGAAAGCATTTCCATTAATGAGAATTTTAACGTGTAGCTTCGATCGAAGGAGGTGAAAGTTCTTGATTTTCTCAATATTTCTTCCATTCTCCCAGAAAAGTGTCCAAGGGTTGAAACGTTCAAAGAGGGAATCATTGACGTCCCAAGTAAAATCCGCGATTCGTATTGGACGGGAAAACCAAGCTCCAAGTGAGGCATCGCCGAGAAGTGCAAGATCCCGAG